ATCGGACTATGGGTTCGGGATACTGCCCTTCGATTAAGACAAGAAGGAATTGATTTGACTAAACAGGCAATTGGCAGTATTGGTCAATCATCACTTGATTTAGGTGGTTTTGGTGGCAATTCTTTTAATGATGAAAATCCTTGGAAAATGCAAGTTGGCGACCGAAACGAAGACTTAACTTGGCTCTTAAAATAGGTTAATAAAATAATTATATATTTATAGTATAAGGAGAAAAATTACTATGATAAAAATGTCATCTTTATTAAACGAAGAAAATTCATATTGTGAAGAATACGATGTAGTATCTAACCAAGATATTAAAGAGTTCGTAGAATTCATGAGAGAATATAAATCAGATGTGAATGAGGCAGAATATCAAGGGAGAGAGGTTCCTCTTGGTAAACCAATGCAAGGTGATGTTAAGAAATTTAAAGTTTATGTAAAAAACCCACAAGGAAATGTTGTAAAGGTAAACTTCGGTGCAAAGGGGATGAAAATTAAAAAGAATAACCCCGAACGAAGAAAATCTTTCAGAGCAAGACACAATTGTGATAATCCAGGTCCTCGTCATAAAGCTAGATATTGGTCTTGTAGAAAGTGGTAATAAACAAATAAAGGTTATAATTTAAAGAAAGTAAAACATGGCAGATACTTCATTTTTTGGCAGATTAACAAAACTCTTCCGTTCTCAAGCTGTTGTAACAGTTGATACAGATGGGAAGCGTAAAGTTTTTGATGCTGATGAAAGACAACAAACCAATTTATCATCCTTGCGTGATAGATACACAAAGATACAGAAATCTTTCTATGAACAAGCAGGTGGTGCACAATCAATGGCATACCAACAAGTTCGTAGAGAAGTTTTTCGTGATTATGATGCAATGGATACTGACCCTATCCTTGCTTCCGCATTAGATATCTATGCAGATGAATCTACCTTAAAGAATGAGTTCGGAGATGTAATGACAATTACTTCGGATAACCAACGAGTTCAAGATATACTTAATAATTTATTTTATGATATTCTTAATGTGGAATTCAACTTGTGGCCATGGGTAAGAAATATGTGTAAGTATGGGGATTTCTTTTTAGGTTTAGAGATTGCAGAAGGTAAGGGTATTGTAAATGTAACCCCACACTCTGTTTATAATACTGAACGATTAGAAAGAACCGACCCATCAAATCCACACTCGGTAAAGTTTAAAATTACTGAAGACCCAAATGGGAAACAAGAATACGAAAACTTTGAGATTGCTCACTTTAGATTATTATCAGATACCAACTGGTTACCATATGGTAAATCAATGTTAGAGAATGGTAGAAGATTGTGGAAACAAATTTCTTTGATGGAAGATGCAATGATGATTCATAGAATCATGAGAGCTCCTGAAAAAAGAGTTTTCAAAATTGATATCGGTAACATCCCCCCAACAGAGGTAGATAACTACATGCAAAGAATTATCAATAAAATGAAGAAAGTTCCTTTCATTGATAAGAATACTGGTGATTACAACTTAAAGTATAACATGCAGAACCTAACAGAAGATTTCTATCTTCCAGTTCGTGGTGGTGATAGTGGAACTTCTATTGATAACCTACCTGGTTTACAGGCTGCAGATATTGAAGATATTCAATACTTAAAAAACAAAATGTTTGCTGCTCTTAAAATTCCAAGAGCATATTTAGGATACGAAGAAAATGTAAATGGTAAAGCAACCCTTGCAGCAGAAGATGTTCGTTTCGCAAGAACAATTGAAAGAATACAAAGAACAGTAATTTCAGAATTATCTAAAATTGCAATCGTTCACTTATATGCACAAGGTATTCAAGATTCTGAAATGACTAATTTTGAATTACAATTGGTAAACCCATCTACAATCTACGAACAAGAAAAAGTAAATCTTTGGTCAGAAAAAGTTAGATTAGCACAAGATATTGCTGGTCTTAATATGTTATCAAAAGATTGGGTTTACGAAAACATCTTTAAATTATCAGGCGGAGACCAAGACGAAGAACGAGTTAAAATTCTTGATGATATTAAAGATAGATTCCGTTATCGTTCAATTGAAGACCAAGGTAATGACCCTGCTGTTGATAATGAAGAACCGGATGATATTGAAGAATCATTGGAAAAATTAAAACAAGAAATTAAAGATAAGGGAGGTAGACCGAGAGAAGGAAATACCTATGGTAAAGATAAACATCCATATGGTAGAGACCCTCTTGGTGACGATGAACGAACCTCAAAAAGAAGTAGAACATCGGAACAAAAAGCCCATACTTATATTTCAGGTATTGCGTCAAAACGAAAGTATTTACACGAAACTAAAAATATGTTAGACGAGGATAATATCCTCCAAGATACATAAAATTAATTTAACTTTTATAAATTTATATTTATAATAGAGTAAATTTACTATATCATTATTGAAAGATATTAAAAATGAGAAAGATTAGACATTCAAAATTTAAAAATACGGGTTTTCTTTTTGAACTATTAACCCGTCAAATCACCCTTGAGGTGTTGAATGGCGGAGAAGAAAAGTCAAAGAAAATCATCCGAGAATTTTTCGGTGGTAAGACTGAACTTGCCAAAGAACTTCGTTTATTTAATTTATTAATAAACGAGAGATATAACTCTGAAAATAAAGCCGAAAAATTTATCGATGCTATATTAGAAGCTCACACGAAGTTAGACCAAAAGAAACTTCAAAGAGAAAAGTATAACCTTGTTAAATCAATCAAGGAATCTTTAGATATAGATTCATTTATGTCTTCTCCTGTAACTAACTATAAAGTATTGGCTTCTATCCACAAATTATTTGAAGCAAAGAAAATGGATGTTCTTGATGTTAAGGATGTATTTGATTCTAAATTAACATTAGTAGAGCATATTTCAACTTCAACTCCTTCTATTAAACAAAAAGAAGATAAGTTAGTTGAAGAATTTAAAAAACAAGAAAAAGACCTTCGTTTATTGACCTACAAAATACTTGTTGAGACATTTAACAAAAAATATACAAACTTAAATGAATCACAGAAGAATCTTCTTCGTGAGTATATTAACAATGTAACAAACACCTCCAATTTTGGTGAGTATTTTGAAAAAGAACTTATCAAAACAATTACCGAACTTCATACCATGTATAAAGGAATGAAGGACAAAATTACAAAAATCAAATTAAGAGAAACTATCAATGTTTTGAAAAAACAAAAAGTTGGTAAAAAAATTACCGATGAGCAAGTTTCTGCTTTGATGATGTCTTATGAATTGATTAAGGAGATAAAAAATGTCAATGAAACACTCAAATCTTAAAAATTTTATAGAAGAGCTCATCAAAGAAGTTGAAACTGAATTGGATGAATCTAATGTAACCGGTAATATTGATGGTTATCAGACCCCTAATGCATTTTCAGATGGTGGTAGTAAAGATAAGAATCGTAAAAAGAAAATTGCTACTCAATTTGGAATGAAGATTGTCGGTAAGATGGATGAATCTTTTATGTCTGATTTAGATATTATTAAAAAAGGTTCAAAAGACATTACCGATTTCGTTAAAAGAGTATTATCAGATAAACAATTTAAAGATGTTAGAACTGATAAAGAATTCCATAAATACCTAAAATCATTTTACAACGAATCAGTAAATGAAGGAATCATTCAAGACCGAGAAAAACAACTAGAAAAATTACCAAAGGGAACAAAAGTTTCAGGTGGTGGTTATGGTCCTTTTGTAAAGACACACTCCAATTCATTTAAAGATTCAAAGTCAGGAAAACTATATCACTCTGCTGCATTAGCAAGTTTTATTGGCGGATTTAAAGATTTTAAAATTAATGAAGCATACAAAGGTAATCAATCTGATTTTAAGACTGATATTGTAAATGCTTTAGACAATGTTGGTATTTCTCCAAAAGCTATCAAAAAGATTTCTAAAAAAGGAAAAGGGTTTGAAGTAAGAATGTCATCTTATATGTCAAACAAAGATGCATGGGAAAAACTTGGTGATGTTATGGGAGCTAAATTAGTTGATTTCCAAAAAGGGTCAATCAATGTTGGCTTATACGAATCAGTAAACGAAGGAATGGTTAGACCAAGAATGGGACATAAGTTCTATCAACTAACCAAAGATGCAAAAGTAGAAGTAGATACAGGAAGATATATTACAGGTAAAAAAGGTGCATACCTTATTGATTACTTTGATAATATATTCTATTTAGATATGAAGGCTAAAATTGCATATAATATCTTAAAAATAAAAGACCAAAGTGATTTAGGATGGAAACGAAACTTTGTAGAAGTTGATAAGGCACCTGAATTAAAAGATTGGAAATCCTATATTAAAGAAGGACTTAACGAAACTAAATCAAAAAGACCTGTAAATCGTTGGTTGGAATTAAAAAATGATGAATCGATGCATGCTAATAAAAAATTGGCAGTTGGATTGAAAGAATTAAAATATCAATTAGCAGAAGTTGAAAAGTTTTTCACTTGGTATAATAAGATAAAAACAATGAATGAGTTAGATTCTTCTGACTATTGGAAAAGAACTAACAATCATATTTATAAGATAAAGGAGAGAATCCTAAATATAGCTAAAACCATACAGGAGATAGAAAAATAATGAAAATTACAAGAGAAAACTTTAAAAATATAGTTCGCGAAACTATGATTGAAGAAAATGAATACCAACAATTCTTCAAGAAAGCTTTAGAGAAAACTGGAAAATCTATTCCTGATATGTCTGATGAAGAAAAGAAATCATTCTTTAATAAAATTGATGCTGCTTGGAAAGGTAAAGGAGAGAAGAATGAAGAATTAGTTGGCAATCAAAAGAAATTAGATGTTGATGGTGATGGTGAAATTGACGCATCTGATTTAGCTGCATTAAGAGCTGGTAAAAAGAAAGATGAAAGATTTGGTAGAGGAGCAGGTGTTGGACCAACTTTTGGTTCTGCAGACCAACCTGAAGATGAAATCGAAGAAACTGCAGTAATGATTCATAAAAGAACTCCAAGTGGAAATATTGTTTCTAAACTTAAAGAAGAAAACGAATCAATCAACGAGGCTGATGTAGTTGGTAAAACTATATTCTCTGATGGTAAAGGTAAATTGTTCTTTGGATATTATAAAACTGATGATGCAGTTGAATTTGTAGATTACAAAACTTGGAAGAAACTTTCTTTCAAAGATGTATCTAAAGGCGATACCAACAAAGAACGAGTAATCAAAGCAATCCTTAAAGGACAAAAACAGTTCAATAAGAAAGTTGATTTCAATATGTGGGCTAAAAAAAATAACCCATCTTTTGAACAAACTATGGATTGGTTTATTCAAAATGGTTGGATATCTAATATCAACAAAGGTGGTATTAAAGAATCAGTAAACGAAATACAATATAAAGATGCAGTTGAAAAATTCAATGATGAGTTAATTAAACACCCAATGGTTAAAAAGGCAGCTCAACACTACAAAAAAACTCCTGCTGAAATTGTAAAAGTATTACAACAAAGATTATCTACAAAAGGAAATCGTGGTGGTGATACAAAAGAAGTATCTATTGATTTCAAAGATACCGATAGTGGTATTAATGTTAAACACAAAAAATCCTTTAATGAATCAGTAAACGAAGCATCAATTGATATTAAAGTTGGTGATATGGTTAAAGTTGATAACCCACATTGGGAAGGTGCTTTAGGTAAAAAAGGACCATTTAGAAGAAAAGTAAAAGCAATTTATGATGATAATGTATTCTTTACCGATGGTTCTAATTCATCAATGAAATATATTAAAAAATAAAATGACTAAACAAAGATTATTAGAAATAATTGACGAAGAAATCCAACATGCAAAATGGGGGATTATCAACGAAGAAATTACGAGTGAGGATGAAAAGAAAATCCGTGAAATCATTCGTAGAGAAGTTTCTGCAATTTTCTTTGATTTATTTAAAAAACGAAAAACTTGGGGAGCATAATGGGACTATTAATTGAAACCAGATTATTTGAAGGCAAGATAAACGAAGACGAAAGTGGAAGAACTGTCGTTAAGGGTATCTTACAAAGGGCTGGTGCAGAAAACCAAAACGGTAGAGTTTATCCAAGACCAATCTTGGAAAGAGAAGCTAAAAAATACGAACAACTTATCAAAGAAAGAAGAGCATTAGGTGAATTAGACCACCCTGATTCTTCTGTAATCAACCTAAAGAACGTATCTCATAACGTAAGAGAGATTCATTGGGATGGTGATGATTTAGTTGGTACAGTAGAGATACTACCTACACCAAGTGGAAACATCCTTAAAGAACTTTTAAGAGCAGGTATCCTATTAGGTATATCATCACGTGGTATGGGTTCAGTAACTCCAATGAGAGGTGCCGATAGTGGTAAAGTTCAAGTTGGTGAAGACTTTGAATTGATTGGTTGGGATTTTGTATCTAACCCATCAACTCATGGTGCATTTATGACCCCATTACAAGAATCAGTAAACAATAAACAAGCGAATGTTTGCAGTGATTTTTGTAAAGCACAAGATTTGATGAGAGAAATTATAACAGAATTAACATAATAATATGGCATTTTCAATACAAGATTATTTAGCGAATAACAAAATATCTACTGGTACTATTACCCAAGAAGTGGGTGATACTCCATATAAAGGTGGACATAATGATATTCGTAAAACAAATTACGAAGTTAAGATTACCGAAGATGGTAAACTTGATTTATACACACACAAGAAAGTTACGACAACTAAATAATATTACAACCATGATAAAATTAGGTGGATTAGTATCATTAAAACCAATCAACGAGGCGGATTACGTTCACGTTGGGTATGGTAAATATAAAGAAAAGGGTAAAGAGAAAGACCCTAACGCACAAACATTTAAAAAAGATGATAATGATAAGTTTACACCTATTTCATCTGATGATAAGGCAGCGAAGGGAGGTGTTTCCTCTGCCGGTAAAGACGTTCCTAAAGTGAACATCTTTGATAAACCGAAAAAAGAACCTAAATCAGATAAATCATCAGAACCTGATTACGATAAATACAATAACAAATCTCAAACTATGACAGATTTCTTTAAAGGAGATTTGTCTATTGATGATTTACAAAAAGTTGCTAAGAAAAACTTTGATTCTGAAATTGCATCTGAAAAAGATTTAGATGGATTCTTGAATAACAAGTTCATGCAAGATGTAATGGCAGATGAACATGGTGTAGATAAAGATACTTTAATTTCTAAAGTAAAAGATTTAAAAACAGCAATGTTTGGTGGTGAGAAAGAAGGACCAAAATCTAACCTATCACCTAAAAAAGTTAAAGATGATTTAGAAGATATAAAAGGAACTAAATCTGAAAAGTTGATGAACTCTCTTTTAAAAGGAGATAAAGACCCACAAACATCTTTAGGATTGGGAGACTCACAATATGATAGTTTATTAAAAAAATTGGCTAAAATTGGTGGTGAAAGTGAACATGAAGAAAAATTTAGAAATAACAACTACTCAACTGCTGAATTAGAAAAATGGGCAAAAGAAAGAGTAGAATTAGTTTCTAACCAATCAAAAGAAACTCCATCAAAAGAAGAACCTAAATCAGAACCTGTAAAAGATTCAAGTGGTGGTAGAGCTGGAAAACCTGAAGTAAATAAAGCAGTAAGAGCAAAGGCAGATTCATTTGGTATTACACCTGAAAAATTAGGTAAAGAAGAATATCAAACAAAAATGGCTCAAGCAGCTATTGAGGCTCTTACAGATTCCAACTTCCATAGTGAAGCAAGAGAATTGGTTGCTAAATTAGAAGGGAAACCTGAATTAGCTGAGAAACCTGATTATCCAGATGTGAGGGACCCTAAATTCAATGAAAAGATGAGTGTTATTAAAGCAAAATATGCTTCTAAATACACAGATGATGTTGACAATGATGCAAGGGAGTTGGGAACAACTGCTTCTCAAGAGGCTGGTTGGAGTGGTGATGATGCAGTTGATTCAATTGCGTACACTTTAAGAATGAAAGGTTTCCATAAATTAGCAGATACTATCCAATCGGTAATAAAAGAAAATAAATCAACAAGTTTAAATTCTCTATTACCAGAAAGTTTAATAATCAACGAAGGAACTCGTTCTCAAGTTGGTGTGATTAAAGGTGGAAAGATTATTTCTGTATATGTGCACTATGATGGTTATCCATCTAATATGAAAGATGGTCTTAAAAAACACATGAAAGATGAGAAGGATGTGATGACCCTTATTAAAAAGGGTGGTGCACGTGGTATCTATGATGATAAAGACATCGAGTATTATGGAAACATGAAACCAATGA